TACTATAACGTATGAGCATGATCCAGATTGCTGTGAAGAAAATTACCCGGTCTTTAAATACCTGAAGGGCGAAGCAGGAGTTTTTGATCGCGACTTCCCAGAAGATATTGCGGTAGAGGGCGTGAAAGACTTTGGGTTTAGGTTTGGTGGAAAGTTTGGGTTGGTGTCTGTTCCATGCTACAGCATCCAAATGAGTGGCATGTACAGCACTGCTGTCGACATCGTTATAACGTACCCAGACAGCACAAAGAAAATAGTAAGTATTGATGGGCAGCTTGCTGATCCGATTAAGAGGACTAAAAAGCAAGTTATGGGTTAATAGTTTAATTGCAAGGGCAACTAATGGCGATATTTATAGAAGCATTTCTTATTGGGTCACTTATAACATCTGCGACAAACCTTGTTCTGTTTATAGGTTATAAGAAGAAGCAGGAAGCTTATAATAAGCAGCAGAGTCTTGTCATTGAGGAGCAGAAAAAGCAGCTCAAAAAGGTCTCTGGCAGTTCTGTTTTGCAGATTTCTGGTGTTGATGAGACTAAGACCTATGTTGTTAAGGATGCTCAAGACAGGCAGATTGTTATCAATGCAAAAATAAAAGCTACAAACAGCAGCGGGATTGAGATATGAAACCTAAGATTTATGCCATGGATGACAGAGAGGTTGTTCGGATCCGTAGAGAAGAGATGGTTAAGTCTTCTTGGGCTTTTTTGAATTCTTTGGTGGACGATCTGGAGGATGAAGATCAAAAGAGGCGTTTCCGTGCTGCTGTTGCTTACCTTGAATTTGTCTATGGTGGTGGACCCGTTAATGATTTGGTTGATGAGCTGACAATAAAAATGGAAGAAATATATGGTGATTCTGCTGAGTACTCTGATTTAGAAGGATACATTCATGAAAAATGCGATCTTTTGATCGAAGCTTGCAATAAAGTGGCGGAAAGCGAGAATTGTAAGGAGTAGTTAAAAATGAGGAAGTTAGTTCTGTTGCGTAAAGTGTTCTTTTTATCTTTGATGGGTGTTTTAGGGGCCGTGTTTGGCCCTATTTCTTTGCAAAAGAAAGATGTTACCGATCAAGCGGTTGTTTATGATCGTATTCAGAAAAACGTTGCTGTTGTTCGCCAATATCTTGACGAGCAATATGGAGAAGGTTTTTTCGATGAGCAGGTTGCCCAGCATGTAGCCGAGGAAGATGTTTGGGAGTTGATAATAGACCAAGAGGATGAAGAAAAAAGGGTTTATGAGGGTTAGGCAGCAGGAGCACAAGAATGGAAAAGGTAATTGAGCTTGATAAGTTTACTCCTAGAGATTATCAAAATTGTTTGTTTGATGCTCTTGAGGAGCAAGAATACAAGAGAATTTTGGCAATATGGCCACGTCGTTGTCTGTCAGGAGATTCTAGAATATTAATGGCAGATGGATCAGAGAAGCTTCTGCGAAAGATAAAGGTTGGAGATAAGATCACCTCGTGGAACGGGTGTATGTTTGAGGATGACGTTGTAGTTAATGTTTGGAAGACAGGCATTAAGGACACAAAGATCGTAAAAGGTCATGGTTTAAGGCCAATTACGACTTCGGCAGATCATCGGTTTGCAGTTATGCCTAGTCCGACCCACAACAACAGGTGGGTTTCTGCAGATGTTCTAAAGACGTATCACGATATCTTGTTTCATCCATACATATGTGATCGTAAAAGAAAATGTTGGTCTGGTTGCTATAGAACAAAGGCGACAGTAGCTGATGGGGACCCTGAGTTGCTCTTTGACATGGAGACCAAGGAGAATCATAACTTTGTAGCGAATGGTTATGTAGTACATAATTCTGGTAAGGATATGTGTGCTTGGAATCTTTGTATACGAGAGCTTATAAAATCGGTAAAGACCATATATTATGTGTTCCCTACATTTGCATCTGGACGTCGTATCTTGTGGGATGCAATCACAAATGACGGTAAGAGAATTCTAGATTATCTTCCACGTGAGCTCGTAGAGTCAAGGAACGAGCAGCTAATGCGTATTCGATTAACGAATGGTTCTGTTTTTCAGGTGATTGGTTCCGATTCGTATGATAATACGTTGGTTGGAACAAACCCACAGGGAGTTGTTTTTTCTGAGTTCGCTATCAGTGATCCGATGGCTTATTCATTTGTGCGTCCGATTCTTACTGCAAACAATGGTTGGGCGTTGATTATAACAACTCCCAGGGGCCGAAATTTTCTATATGACATGTATCAATCCGCAACTCAGCACAAAGATGACTGGTTTGTTTCGAAATTGACAGTTGATGATACGAAGCATATTTCTCTTGAAGAGATTGAACGAGAGATATCGCTTGGTGAAATGTCGCCAGATCTTGCTCAACAGGAATACTGGACCTCTTTCTCGATTGGTGTTGAGGGTGGTTATTACACAAAGTATGTGGATAGGTTGCGTTTGCAGGGGCAAATAGGATCGGTTCCATGGCATCCACAGTATCCGGTTCATACGGCATGGGATATTGGGGTAAGAGACTCTACTGCAATAATATTTTTTCAGATTGTTGGTCAAGCGATTCATGTTATTGATTTTTATGAGAAGAACAAAGAGGGGATAGAGCATTATGTCGAGCTTCTTCGTAGCAAGCCTTACACCTATGGGTCTCATATTGGCCCTCACGATATACGTAATTTTGAGTTCTCGTCCGGTACAACAAGATGGGAAAAAGCAAGACAGCTTGGAGTAACGTTTAAGGTAGCAGATAGGATTGGCCTTATGGACGGTATTGAGGCTGTTCGTACAACGCTGCCTCGTATGTGGTTTGATGAAAAGAATTGTAAGGATCTTATTAAGGCTATTGAGAACTATCGTCAAGAATGGGATCCTAAAAAGAAGATCTATAAGACAACTCCGCTTCATAATCGTCATAGTCATGCGTGTGACGCAGCCAGATATTTAGCGATATACCTTCCTAAATTGCGTGTTGGTATGACGCCGGAAGATTTGAAGAGCTTAAGAGAGAGTGCAAGAAGAGGAAAGCAACAACAGTTTGGTAGGCCATTTATGCGAGGATGAATATGTCTAAAAAGCTTTTAGAAATTGCCGAGATTGATATTTCAAGGCGTCGGAAAAATTTCCGGGAAGGAGGGAGTTTCGCTTTGAGAAAGCTGGGGTCTTATCAAGGGATGCGAACAATCATGAATAGAATCGGGAGGCCCTTAGTTTTGTTTCGATGCGACTGCGGCAGCTCTTTAACGCTCAAGTTTAGCCGGCGGCTGTTTGATAGGCTGGAGGCTGCTGGAAAATGCATATGCGAAGAGTTACAGCATGGTGATTTAATGGTTACAGATAAGGAATAACTATGGGCAAGAATGAGCGCGTAAGAGTGTTGTGTGGAGAGATACGGTATCTTCGGTTTAGTGTTCCTTTTTTCGGTCAAAAAGAGCTGGCGGACAAGGTTCTTATCTTTGCAGGAATGGTGACTGAAAATAAGCTATCAGAAGAGATAGAGGTGTGCTTTCACAATGTGAGCATTGGATCTTTAGGGCACCAAGAAGAAGAGGTGCATCCAATAGAAGACTCATCTGAGTACATACTGTCCTATGCAAATGGCGAAGAAGGTCTTTCGAAGTATCCGTGGTATAAGGAGCTAAACTGAAATAAGACAGACTAAGATTTGAAGAACTTAAGAGCAAGACGGAACACGATAGGTTGTTTGATTGATAACTAGACAAGATTATTAAAACATGTGACTAGAAACTATAAAACATCTTGAGATAAGGAATATAAAATGAACATGAATAAAAAGAACATAATTTTGTCATCAGTAGCAGCAGCAGTATTAATACCGTTAATGCTGGTATTTTTAGCTTCATTCAGGTTAGTAAAGCCAGGGCATGTAGGGGTAGTGGTTGATCTTTTTGGTAGCAGTCAGGGTGTAGAGCTTAAAGAGAGGCACGTAGGAGTTCATTTTATCCCGGTATGGAAGAAGATATATATGTTCCCAACGTTTCAGCAAAATGATACATGGGAGGGTGAAGAAAACTTCCAGTTTCAAACATCTGAGGGCTTAGCGATGCGTGCAGACATAGGGATAAGCTTTCATTTGAATCCATCACAAGTACCAAATATATTTCAAAAATACAGACGTGGAATGTATGAAATATCCCATATATTT